CTACCTCTTGCAACAAATAATGTTGGATCATGTCTTGTTGCATCCATACCACTTCCAGTGAATGTGTAATCATTAGTTCCGTTTGCACCGAGATACCATCTTTGATGTGCGGCATTTGATACATCACCATGATAGGTTGCGATTCCAAGATTTGCTGCACGAGTTGAAGTAACGATACCAGATGATGAGAATGAAACAATACCAATTGTTGCAGCAATACCAACAGTTAAACTGGTTGCAAGTATTTGACCTGTGTTTGCAACACCTGTTAGATTTGTACCATCACCAACGAAACTTGTTGCAGTTACAACACCAGTATGGAATGCGTTTCCGTCTGGACTTAGAGTTATTCCTGACCCAACAAGAGTATCACTTCTAAATGTGGCGATACCAGCAACATCCAAGATACCTGTTCTCACATTATCTGTGGAAGCCATACCAGTCAGTGCAGATCCATCACCAGCGTATGATGTTGCAGTCACCACTCCAGTAAAGAATCCGTCACCATCTGGACTTAAAGTTATTCCTGACCCAACAAGAGAGTTAGATCTAAATGTGGAGATTCCAGCGACATCTAAGATACCTGTTCTTACGTTTGCAGTAGCAGCAATACCAGTTAATGCAGAACCATCACCAGCATAACTTGTTGCAGTTACAACTCCAGTAAAGAATCCGTCACCGTCTGGACTGAGAGTAACACCAGATCCAATCAGAACGTCATTCTGTAGAGTTGAAATACCTGTGACATTCAACTTATCTGTAATGATGTTTCCAGTTCCAATACCAGTAATTGTTGAAATACCAGCAGCAAATGTGACTGAGAGATTATCACCAAAATTAACAGTTGCAGCAGTTCCAACTGCACTTCCACTATCTTGAACCACGAAACCAGATCCGATTCCGATTACACCTGTAAGTGCAGAACCATCACCAGCGAATGATGTTCCTGTAACGATTCCAGCGTTAATATTACCGAATGATGTTGCAGTTAGAACACCTGTGATATTCACACTACCATTGACATCAAGTTCCTGAGTTGGATTTGTAGTGCCAATGCCAATCTTATCAGCACTTACAACAACTAAATCCTCGTCTTTAGATACAAGACCGAACTTTCTCCAAGTGTTTTGTGTAGTATAAACCCAACCAGCATAACCACTCTCTGATGGTTTGGTAGTGAGAACCACATCTCCAGCAGCACCACCGACTGATGGTGTCGCAATTCCAACTGTAATCTTTCTTGCAACTTTAGCATCACCTTGTAATTGTAATGATACAGCCTCAATACCATCTACAGATGTGGATGTTACCTTATTTGTAAAGATAGATGGGCCATTGAATTCAGATAACACATCTTTGTTTGCACCACCTGTGATTTGAATTGCATCAGTTTCTGTCTTATCAACATCATGACCCTCACCTGTGACAGTTGTAATTGGTGCATCAAAGATTTCCTCCTCACCTGTTGTTCCTTTGATAACCTTGTTACCAATGAAGTATTCACCAACATCATTCAATCCAGTATAGAAGTTTTGTCCTCCACCACGTTTCTGTGTTTGACCTAACTTACGATCTTCTGTGGATAGAACCTTCGTTTGTTTCTCAGGTAGAGCAACAGAGTAGTTACCTTGACCAAATCCAACATACTCAAATGTTTGGTTTGCAGCACGAATCAATGAGTTTCTTCTTGACTCAACAGGGACAACACGAACTTTCTTGATCTGTGTTCCTGATGGATGGTTTGTCGATTTAGTTCCAAACACACCTCTGAATACAGAGTTGATTGATGTGTTCTTAATTCTCATCATCTCATCATTGACCATGATGTAATCACCAATATTCAATCCACTTGAAGTTGCATCTGAAATGGTGATTGAAGATGATGTCGAAGTAATACCAGATGAAAGTGTTGTAGTAATTCCAACAAAGAAGTTAGACATTCTACTTCCAATCTTCTCATCATCAGCAGTGATTGCACCATCATTTGATGTATATCCGCCAGGGAATCCGAATACAGTTCCAGATAAAGTCGGTGCAGATACAGTTGATATACCAAGATTAACTGTAAATGTATTAAGTCCTACGTTTTCTTGAACAATAAATTCACCGTTATATACAGTCTGACCAGCACCAGCTAACTTAACTTTAGATCCAGCAAGTAATCCGTGTGCAGTGATACCAGTTCCAACCGTTGCAATACCAGTTGTGATATCATATGAAATTTGTGTAACACCAATTGCAGGGCCAACAAATGACATTGATGCATCTGACATCGCAGCACCAACAGTAATATTATTACTACTTCCTCCTAATGATCTACCAAAATCAATGATCTCCGTAGATGCAAATGATACCTGTCTTGAATCAGGTGTTGCGGTAACTCGGAATGTATTATTGAGTTTTAAGTTCGTGTCTGAACGAATACCAGCGATTTGAACAACTTGATCAATACCATTATAAACATTCGTAACTGTTAGAACTCCGACAACGTGACCAGCAGCAGTCGTGACACCAACAACCTCAACTGAGTTACCAATACCATAAGCACCACCACCATTTACAATAGTAACTCCAGTGATACCACCACGAGCATCAATAGCAATGTTTGCAGTCGCACCTCCACCAGCTGTACTACCAAGTCCAACTCCAACAAGTTTTGCACCATATAGAGTTGTAGCAGAACCTTCACCATATCCAACACCAGATGATCCAATACCAACAGATAGGATTGAATTTAGATTATGTTCAACGGCTAAGTATGCAGTATGAGCAAGACCAGCACCATTATCAGATACAATACTTGTAATTCCAACACTAATACCATTCTGTAATAAGAATTTACTCTTTGTATCTTTTGTAAGACTGTTTTTTAAATCACTCGATGCAACCTTACCAATTGTCTTCGATACAGCGTGACTGATCGCTGCATCAGGATCAGACTCTGGGTTGTCTCGATCAACCTGTGGGTAAAGATCCTTGACTGGCTGACTGAACTTATAGTTCGTGAATGGTGATACTGTTGGTCTTACATCATAATGTAAGCATGTTAAATGATAGACACCATCTTGTTCTCCCGTAATATGTTCCTTAATCTCCTCTGACTCATAGATGTAGAAACTCTGTGCATACTCATTTTTAGAGAAGTTAGGCATATTACCTACAGTTCTTGTCTGTGCATCAAGAGTTGATGAGCCTGGATTTGCACTCAATGAATATTGGAATCCTCTTGCACTTGTAATACCGATAACTGAGAATCTTCCGTTAAATCCAGAACTACCAATACCAGTAGCATTGTTACCAGATGTGATCTTATTCACATTCACAACAGAACCAACAGTTAAGTTATGTGGTTCTTCAGACATCACTGTTGCAACATTGTCTGATGATGACCAATTTGCCTCATTTATGAAGTGGAAGTTTCTTTGATCATCGATGTTAGTTAATGATGTAGTTGTAATTTCTGCATCAGTTGAACCAGTTGTATCACTTGTTTCTTGTAAAACATAACCTTCAATCGGTGGTCTGGCAGTTGTAATACCAGCAGGAATGACATATCTAAACTTATAGATGGAATCTTCAATACCTCTTGAATTTTCTTTTCTTATGAAGTATGACTTCGGTGTGTTTGCACCAAGAGCAGTTGTTCCAACACCAACAAAAGTAGGATAGATTTCGTTGTCAATTGATTCATTTGAAACATTGACATACCAGTTTTTATTTGGAATATCAAACTGAATTGGATGTCCAATGTCACCTGACTTCTTATCAGATACACGACTGACAACTACAAGTTCTCCACCTGTATTATTAATTGTAAGTGCAGTTCCTTCTAATGCATCATTTAATGTTCTTGCAACCTTAATATCATTGTTATTACTACCTTTAATTGTAAAATAGACTTGATCTTCTTCGAGACCATCAGGTAAGAAACCATTATTTGCAATAATACGAATTGATTCACCAGTGATTAAGTTATGATCAGTCTTAAGTGATATGATATTTGAACTAATACTACTTACACCAACAGCATTATCAACAACGTATCTCTTTTCACCTGTATTGGTTGTAATACCAGTCGCAGTTGGCATCACAATCTTAGAAACAAAATCACCTTCGTTTCCATTTACATTAAGTTGCAATCTTATTTTGTCATCTAATGCAGCACCAAAACGATAACCATCCACAACATGAGGTGGTGGTGCATCTTGGTTTGTAAATCCTTCAAAGTATAATCTTGTGACTGTGCCTACACCAATTGTCTTATCCACATCAAGTGTTAGATAATCTACGTTTGCAGTTCCGTCAGTAATTTCTTTCGGTGGAATCAAATGTGTGATGTACGCAGCATTATCTGGAGTGAATGCTGACTTCTTAAATCCATCAGATAGGAGTGCGTTCTCACCAAAGTTAGCATTACAGTTTGCAAGTGATAATTCACCACCTGTGTCTGCTACATATTGACTCTTATGTCCAATTGCAAATACTGAAACAGCCTGTATGACTGAATCATTTGATGAACGAACATGAGTTGATTCATATTCTGGACGATAAATCGCAGCTGGATCTAGGTGTAAGTTATCTACACTTGTATAATCCTCATACTGTCCAGATGTTGAATTATATCTTACAAATGCCTTATCATCTTTCTGAAGTGCATTACCTGTAAATTGTGCAAGTAATCCACTCTTAAATCCTGTAACCTTTGCACCATCTAAGTGAATACCATTCATACCAAAGACAGATCTCTTCGATAGGTTGAATAGATATGGTGAAGCAGAGTTGATCGTATCAACTTCAATATTCACATTTGCACTTGTCAATGTAGGTAATGGATTGTTTGGTGCAGCAGTAACAACATACTTAAACTGTGTGTTTGATACAACTTCAGATACAACAAAGATACCATTATATCCTGATGTACTAATACCAGAGATACGAACAGGTGTATCGATTGAAAGATCTGTAAGTGTTGAATCTAAATCAACTGTAACTGTTGTAGATGCAGTTGCACCATCACCAGCCTTGATTGATGAGATACCAACCTGTTGTCCTTTTGAACCAACGATACGATACTCTTCAACTCTTGTCTGGAAGTCAAGACTACCTGATGGGAAGTCTGGTTCAATTGGTCTTCCTGTACCAGCATCATATACATCACCAACTTTCTGATAATACATATCAAGATCAGTTGATGTTGAGGTTACATCAATGAAACTATCCTTGATACGAACTGCGTTTGCACCATCAGCATATTCAAAGCAAGTTAGTTTATGATGAGAGAAACTTGGTGTGAATAAGTTTGCAGTGTAGTCTTTATATACGTTACCAGATGGATCACCATCAAAGATAGTAAATTGTGAAATATAACAAGCACCTGTGAGTCTGAATATTGCACTCGGTTCAATATTATTATTTTCTGGATCTGGAACATACTTTGGTCTTATCTTTGTCTTACGGAGATCTTTACCTACAATTGATGTGCCTCTTGGAATGATTACACCACCACGAACACTATTTAATTTGTATAGTTCGTTATCAGGTGATGTCAAGTCAAAATTACTACCAAGTCCGAATGGACTTAATATCTGATTAGTTGATCCAAATCTTGTTGTATATCTTGCTTCTGAACTTACATCAACAGGTATAAATCCTGGCCTATTATCAACCGTGTGCGTACCAGCAGCAAGGATGATGGTGGTTAGATCAAACTTATCATTTCTCTGTCCTACAACATACGAAAACCTAGCAGCTTCAATCAGAGCTCTCTGGATCGTTTTAAATGGTCGGGTTTGGGAGTTTCCTTGATTCTCGATACTATCAGTCGCATCCAATTCATTGGGATC